CATCACGAACTGCACTTGACTGACGCCATCGGAAATCGGGACATTCATAATCGCCATTTTCCCCTTCGGATAGGCGATGATCTGCCAACCGAAGTTGGCCTTATAGCGCCGAGCGGCGAGGTTGATTTCCTGGCTGATGTTTTGCGTCAGGGCGATGGAGCCTAATGCCGCCGGGTCGGTCTTCAGCGCCTGCGACAACGGCAGGATGCCGATTTCGGTGTTGATGTAGAGGTCGCCGCCGACCTTCACCATGCAACGCGAGCCGAGAGGCCGCGCCATGTCAAAGGTGCCGATGTGGTTCCAATCGTTCGCATCGCCGGGGTCGGAGCCGGAATAGAAAGCCACTTGCCCTTGTGAGGTCAGGAATACCGCATGATCGTCGGGACCAACGCCGCCGTCGCCGGTATAGGTTCCCATCGCCACAAGCTGACCGCCGCGCGAGAACACATCGCCTAGTTCGAAAGTCGAGGCCGCCCCGGCAATGGAGCCGGTGGGCAGATAGGCGAATTTCAGGCTGTTCTTCACCACGAAATACAACCGCGACTTATAGACATTCACATGGGAGAAGTTGTCGGAAGTCGTGCCGGTAATGGCCGGGGTCGCCCATGCCGAGCCATTGTAGTGCTTGGCCGTGTCCGCGCCATTGACGCAGAACAGGAAATGCCCGCCGCTGGTCGAGAAGTTGACATGCTGCATTTTCGAACTGGTCAGCGTCGTGATGCTTGACGCCGATGCGGTCGAACTCGTCACATCGTAAATCGTATCATTGGAGACGGCGAACAGCTTATTCGCGCTCGTCCCGTGATAGGCCATCAGCGTATTGACGGGGGTTGTTTCCGCCGTGTCCGAATGCTGCGCCCAGCCGGAGCGCAATTCCACCGTGTCGGCCTTGGGAAAGAAGTTCTCGAGGATCAGCGCCGTTCCCGGCTCGCCCAGCGCCACGTTATTGATCGCCACCCAGCCCTTCGTCGGGGCCGGAATGAACTTCGGCGCGACCGTTCGGGACCGCTGTGGGTTCTGGCGCAGAGCCTGAAGCATCAGACGATTACCCGTGGATCAGAGGCAGGCGCATCGGCATAGTCGCCAAAGAAATCCGAGCGCAGGCGTATCGTCTGCCGCCCGTTGTCTGAAGCGCCCGCCTTCTCCACCTCAATTTGATAGGTGCGGAAGTCTTCGGCGTAATCGAAGCCCTTGGCCTGTTTAAATCGCCAGACGAGGCCGAGCGTCATCAAACGTTCCGGCAGGACGGCCAGATCAGTGTCGGCAGTCCAGCGCGCCTTGCGCGTTGTTTCCGTCTCGTCAACGATCCAGTATTTTGTCCGATATTCCAGCTTGATGTTGTCGCCGCTGTCGGGCGCAGGGTAGAATTCAATCGAATTGCCAATCAGACGCCAAACCGGGTTAACCGGATCAGTCTGCGCCACTTTGTAGCGCAGCATTTCGTCATCGTTGACCATCTGCAAGGGAAGCTGCGGGCTTTCGTCAATCCAGATCGGCAGGCCCGTGGCGAGGCGGTCAAAATCGGTCGGCAGCGTGAAAACCGTGCTGCTGCCGTCGCCCGCCAATGCGCCGAGTTTCTTCATCTGCCGCCAATCGAAGCGGCGTGACAAGGCATCGCCCTCGACCAGCGAAAGCTTCTTGAACAGCGTTACGGTCGGATCGGTGCTGGCGTAGGCGATTGACGGCTCGTCAAGCCCTGAAAGCGCCATAGCGTCCTGGATCAGCGTCAAGAAACTCATCTAGCGGGCCTCAACAGGTTTCGGCTTCAAGCGTTGCTTCGGCAATGGCCGAACCGGACGCGAGCGATGTTTCAGAAAGCGAACTTGCGGCCAAGGATGCTTCGGACAATGCCGAGGCGCTTTGCAGGATCGAATAGAAAATTTGGCTGGCGAAACACACATGCGATGTCAGCGTGTCGTCCGCTTCTGTAATTACGGCGCTGGCCGAGATTGAACTTGTCCCAGCCGCCGAAACCGTGTCATCGGCTTCGGTAACGGCCAGTGTGCCTGTCCGTCCAGACTCGTCGGACGATGACAAAGTGTCTTCATCTTCCGTGACGCCAAGCGTGCCGATGATGGCAACAGCGCCCGCAGATGATGAACTATCGTCAGCCTCTGTAATCGCCGCTGCGCCCGCAATGGCGACGGTTCCCGCAGATGACGAAGTGTCATCGGCTTCCGTTATTGTGGCTTCTGCAAAGACGCCAGAACCGCCAACCGACGAAACAGTGTCATCGGCTTCGGTGATTGACGCAGAGCCGACTAAGGCGACAACGCCGCCAGACGATGATGTGTCCGCGGCCTCGGTGATAGACGCTGCGCCAACAATGGCGATTGCGCCAGCACTGGAAACAGCGTCATCGGCTTCGGTAATCGAAGCCTGCATCTGCGTTGTGGCGGTTCCCGCGCTGGAAACCGTGTCGCCTGCCTCAGTGATCGCGGCAGAACCGACAATTGCTACAACGCCCGCGCTTGATGCGGTGTCGCCCGCTTCCGTGATGGAAGCCGAACCAACGACAGTTACAACACCCGCTGCACTCGATGTGTCATTGGCCTCTGTTATTGAGGCCGCGCCTATTCTGTTGGCCAGCCCCGAAACTGGCTCCGACGATATGGGGCCAAAGCCGAGCGCCGACATTAGATCACCTCAACCCAAGCGCCGGAAGCCTCGTCCCAATCGTAGAACTTTCCATCGTTCGGCGGGGCGACAGGCGATTGCCATTGGCAAGACGCCTCATTCAGAACCCATGATGGGAACGGCTGGGGCGGGATGAACGCATCACGCCCCACATCGTAGAGATAGCCCACACCCGCGTAATTCTTGCGGATTGACCCGCTGTAACTGGTTTGCTTCCACTCGCCGCCAAAGAGACTTTGGCAGAACGCTACGCCAAGGCTTTCACGCTCGACGCCGTTCGCGTCTCGGCAGTCGGCGTTGTTCACCACAATCACTTGCAGAACGCGATTGTCTTGATCGAGTTGTGCGAAGTGAGCCATCAGAAGGTGATGCTCCCTGATCCGGTCCAAGTGTAGATGCGATAGCCGCCAGACACCGTGATCGTGGGCGATCCCGTGGTCGAAGCCGCTGCGGAATAGCTGTCCAGATAGCGAATAATGACAATACCCGATCCGCCATTGCCGCCAGACACGCTGGCCCCCGACTGAGAAGCCCCGCCGCCACCGCCGCCTGTGTTCGCCGTTGCCGCACCGCCGTTCGTGTCAGTCGTGATCGCGCCCGCGCCGCCGCCACCTGATCCGCCACCGCCGCCCGAACCGCCAGAGCGAACACCGCCGCCGCCGCCGCCCGCATACGTCACGGCAGCGCCGGAAATAGATGAACTCGTCCCTGCGCCGCCTTGGCCAGCCACAGAAGACGCGCCTGCTGCACCGGCTGAACTCGCGCCGCCGCCACCGCCGCCTGGGAAGTTTCCGGCGTTCTGCCCATTGCCGCCTGCGCTGCCTTGGCCCCCTGTTCCTGCCGTGCCTGTGCCGTTATAAGCGCCGCCGCCGCCCGAACCGCCTGATAAACCATTAGCCGATACATAACCGCCGCCGCCGCCGCCCGCCGTTGAAGTTATAGTCCCGAAAACGGAATTATTGCCCGAGGCCCCACGGCCAACGCCGCCTGTGCCGCCCGCTCCAACCGTAACTGTGATCGGGCTACCCGCCGTGACGGCGTATCCGGTTGCGGTTAAAAACCCGCCTGCGCCGCCGCCGCCCATGCCAGCGCCGTTGTTACCACCGCCGCCCGCGCCGCCGCCTGCTACAACGAGGTATTCAACAGTCGGCGTCACGCCGCCGCCCATTTTCCTTGTAAACCCGAACCCCTTCGCGGATGCAGCGCCGATGGTGTTAGGAACAGGCATGGCGCATCACTTGAACTGCGTCTGCGAGGCAAGAACGGTGAAAGCAGCGGAACCCGTTTTGATGATCGTGTAAACGTAGCCATCAATGCCGGAGATGTTGCCAGCGGTCCACGCCGTCCCGCCTTGATACTTTGGCGTTACCGAATTTCCGTCCACGGTCACGGCGCTGTTGTAATAGGCAGTGGCCCCCTGCGTGACGAGGAAAGCGACAGTCATCGACTGGCCCGTTGTCATCAGAGTGTTGAGCGACGTTCCGCTTGAACCTCGGAAATTGACCGTCCAGTTCGCAGCGGCATTGCTGGTGTAATAAAGGACGCTTTGCGTTGTCACATCGTAGTTGATCGTGCCGGTCGCCGCCGTGGCTGCAATGGTAATCGGCTCCGCCGCATTCAGAAGGACGGAAGCAAGGGTGCTTGATGTGCCGTTGAGCGTTTGCGTCGCCGTGAACGTGGTGGCTGTGCCGGGTGCGACGTAATCGGTTCCCGCCGTTGCTGCCGTAAAAGCCGATGTGCCGTTGCCCTTGAGAACACCGGTCAGCGTCGTTGCGCCGGTCCCGCCATACCCCACCGCCACCGCAGCGCCTGAAAAGATAGCTGCGGGAATGGTGATAAAGACGTCTTTAGTGCCTGCCGAGAACGTGACAGCCGCGTTGGCATTACTTGACGCAATCGGCGTCGTGCGGGTCAGCGTGTTCAGCGCGCTATAGGTGCCGAGCCCAACTTCCCATTCCGCCGCACTTTGGTGCGCGATGGCGTACCAAACCGTATCGCTGGCCGAACATACCGCAGAAAACGTCCGATAGCCGGTCGGGGCTGAACCAGACAATGTGAGCGCGCCCGTCCCCGTGGTCGTGGACGTATCTTTGACGCGATCTGCGGTAATGTGCGCCATTGGTTAGGCGTTCCCAGCAGTCAGCGTAAATGAAGTGACCGTCACCGACTGCCCTGACGCGATTGAAGTGTTATCTAGCGTCATGTCGCCGCCGCCGCCCGTCGCCGTCACCGTGCCTTGAATGTGCGCCGTGGTACCGTCCGAGGCATAGATGCGGAAATGCGCCGCCGTGCCGGTCGCGTCAGCCGAAGCATCCGCCCATGAACCGGCGAGCGCCTTAGTTCCAGACGAAGCCGCCGCCATCCAATCGGACGGGAGCGAAAGGGTAGCCAGCACCGTGCCGGTGTCCGCAGCCGCAACGTTGGCCGGAGCCGCGCCTGTGCGGATTTTCAGCACCGCAGAGGTGCCGACCGTGGTTTCCACGGCGTCGAGTTTCGCGTTGCGAACCGCAACAGAATATTGGAGTGCCATTATGCTGCCTCGTCTTCAGAGTGATCTTGTTCGGCCATTTCAGCCTTGGGCGGGCGTCCTCGGCGCTTGGGGGCTTCTGTTTCGGTGCGTTCTTCCAGCATCGCCTGAAGCGCGGCGATCTGTTCGGCCTGCTGCTTCAAGCGCAGTTCAACCGCGTGCTGATCTTTCGCCTCAAGGAAGCGCTTGGCCTCCTCCTTATAGCGGCGCACTTCGGGCAGTTTCACCATCTGCATAACCTTCTCGGTCATGCCCGCAATGTCCTCGACGCTTTGCAAGCCGCAGGCTTTGAAAATCTGTACCTGTTCCGGCGTCAGGCCCGGCCATGCGCCCAGCGGCGTGCCGTGTTCGGGGGCCGCGTTGCCTTTTTTCCACGCCTCATAGGCGGGCTCGATAGCGTCCCAATCTTCCGCCGCCATCACCTTTGGCGTAATCATCACGTTCGTGGTGGACATATTCATGGAGCCGGGCCGGGCGATCTCAACCCAATGCCGCTCCAATACGCTGCCATCCATCTGCGTCTTGTATTCGGCGTAGAACCGAACCGGACGCGAGGTAAATTCATTCGCTGCCATAGTCTCTCTCCGTTACCAGTGCTTCATCAGGTCGTTTAGATGGTGCGGCCTTGGCAGACCGTGGAAGGCGACAACCCGCGCGCCGTCCGGTATGCCGTTCCCGCAGGAAGCCTTAAAACTCACCAGTTGGGACGGGAATTTGTCTTGCAGGCATTCGGCGTCGGGCATGATGCTTTCGATAAAGCCGCCGTCGCCGCGCGGATGGAACTGCGGTCGGCCCATGCTTTCCCAGCGGGTGAGGATTTGCGAGCCGTGTTCGGCGTCCCAGGCCATCACCGACGATGTTTTCAGGTCAGGATGAAACCAATCGCGCACCATTGCGAACTCGCCGTCATAGGCGGCAAGGTCATCCAGCGAGCCAGTAATCACGGTGTCGAGGTCGAAGAACAGGCAGCGGCCCTTGAACCGCCCGGGCTGGAACATGGTCAGTTTAGACCACCAGCCCACCACGCCTTGCGGAACATCATCCTCGGTGATGACATGGAACGTATGCGGCACGCTCAAATGACGGGTGACGCCCATCTTGAGCCGGTTCACGTAGTCCTCGCCCCGGCCCAGATAGTTCCAGGCGTTGACCATGACGATATTCAGCACAAGCCCTCACGTTCACAATGCTGCAACAGCCCGTCGCCATAGAGTTTGATCTGCGGCTGATCTGCTTCCGGCAGCGCCGCGAACATGGCTTTCATTTCGAACCAATCCGAAACTTGCTGCACGAAGTTCTGTCTGGTCCGGTAGCCGAACATTTCCAGCGAGCCGAAGCCGTCCGTATGGTCGGCATAGGCATGGGTCGCAGCGCCCCTGAACGAACTATCAAGCCCGTGCGCGTGGAATGTGCGGAACCCCATGAAGTGACCAAGGTTAAACCAGCGCAGGCCCATTGTGGTGCCTCCCCCGATAAAGTGCGAAGCACCCTTGGCGATGCTCTCAATGTCAGGCAGGCCGAGCGGATGCCAAAGGCACACGTTGCAGCCTTGCAGCTTGTCGAACAGGCGCGGATGACAGGTTGAAGCGAGGAAGTAAAACACTCCGTCGCGCTTTTCGACCACATCGGCCATGTGCTCGCGCGGGTCCATCACCCCGACCGCCCACGGCTGAACGTCCTTTTCCAGCAGGAAGCCCAGCGAACCGTTGACGGCGCAGATGACGCCTTGCAGTTCTTTGTAGGTATTTTGCAGCGAAGGCCCGCCCGCTGCAATGCTCATCGCATGGATATGCGCATGCTTGGGGCCGATCTGCGGCAGGCCGCGCCCCAGCGCCGAGCGGATATTCTCGGCATATTGTTCATCACCCACACAGGTCGAAACCGGGGCGAAGTTGAGAACGCGGGAGATAACCCCCGCGCCCTCATTTCGGATTTCAGCCATTAGCTGAAGGACGTACGATCCGTGACATACGGGCGCTGGATTTCGAAGGTGGTCTTGCCAGAGCCCACAACCGTCAGCGCCGCCGACTTGGCGAGGTTGACGCCATCGCCCGCAACGGACGCATCATCGACCGAACCATCGGTCGCTGTGATCCAAACGCGGGTATTCGACGCCATCAGCGTCAGGCACTTGCCAACCGCCGTCCCGCTGATTTGGAACCAGCCGTAATAGGACGCCGTGCAAGCCGCCATCGCAACTGCGACGGGGCCGATAGCATTAGCTGTCAGCAGCGCCGTGGTGCCGTCTTCGTCCTTGTACGTCACCCAAGAGCCGAGAACGCAAGACGCAACGCCCTTGAGATATTTGAACTCGCCTTCGCCGTAGGTCGGATCGGAGGCGCGAACAATCTTGCCGAGCGCGTGTTTTGCGCTCGTCTCGATTGCAGTAATCGGCTGCGAACCCGCAACCGGGTCAGTGATCGTATAAGCCATGATTGGATTTCCTTTCTTTGTCCCGAATTACGAGGCGTCGATCATTATGCCCTGGCGAGCCCTGTTCAGGCAGACGAGCTGGCCCATCCAGTAGATCGGGATGATGACGGCATCCTGGTTCACGGGAACCTTTTCTGCATCCTGCGACCACTGCGCATCTGCGTGCTGGATCAGCTTCAGATAATCAGTGTTCAGGAAATACATCCTTTCACCCGTGGTCGTGAAGTTCGTGCTGTCCGAGTCAAAGATCAGATCAGCAGACTTATACTTCAGGGCTTCGAAGCCGAGAGCAGCCATCTTGCTGTCGGTATAACGCTGGTTGGTCTGAAGCGTGGCTTCATACGCAGCGTAGAGGTCATGCGTGGAAACGATAAGATCGACCTTATCAGCGCCGCGCACGGTGTTCAGCCAGAGGGCGTTCATGTCGGCCTGAATAGCGGTCGTGCTGTTCGTGCCGGTCATTTCCTTGAACTGATTGCGCCACCAAGTATAGGTCGCGGAGTTAATGCCGCCGACTGTTCCCTGACCGTTGGTCTGGATCAGGGTGCCGAGGCCGCCAATCTGGTTGGTCAGCGAACCCGACGAATAAAGGTCCGTCGAGAAGTTGTTTGCAGCGGTACGCTTGGCCGAGTTCACCCGCTCCTTAACGAGGCGGATCATGGCTTCCTTACCGGCATTCATGCGGATTTCCTTACCGGAAGCCGTGACATGAATTGCGACCTGAGCCCAATCGTACTTGGCGGCGGTCAACGTCTCATAGGCCGAGATATTGAGGCTGTCATAAGAGTCATAGCGCTGATACGTCCCGTTCCCGCCGTAATCGAGCGGGTAGACGAGTTCGTAGCCGCCAGAGACGGTTTCGATGTTCTTCTTCGCCTTGATACGGGTCAGAAGCGCGTTGTTGTTGGAGTTGTTATCAACAATGTCCTTGGCGTGATGCCGAAGGGTCGTCGTCACCATATCGGTGAAAGTAGCGTTAGGCGATGCCATGTGCTTGGTTCCTTACGAGAGGTTAAGCACTGCGGGACTTGTCGTAGATTGCCGAGAGTTCGTCTTCCAATGACCGCGCGGGCTTTGCGTTGCCGGGGGTAGAACGGACATTGATATTGCCTGCGCGCTTGGCTTCCGTGGCTCGCTTGGTCTGTTCTTTCAGCTTCGCGGCTTCGGCTTCGGCGCGTTCCTTGGCAATGAGTGCTTGACGGCGTTGCGGGTTCGACCAAAGCGCCTTTTCATACGCTTCCTTCATCATTTCCTTTTGGGAAAGATGTGGAGACGTAATCTTGAGGGCTTCGATGTGGGCCACAACGTCGCTGACAATCTCATCGTCAAGAGGCGTTTCTCTCAGGAAATCCTCGACGGTGTTTTGCAGTGCGGTTGTCTGCGCCTCGTCTTCCCGCTGTTCGCGGGTCAACACCAGGCGTTCTAGGTTGGAGGTCTTGGCCTCTAGGTCGCGGATATAGGCTTGCAATGACGCCGTTTGCGGCGACTGGTTGCTGCCTTCTCCGGTCTGAGAACCGAAAACCGAAAGGTCTACGCCGTAAACCTTGGCGATGTGGGCGATGGAGGCGACAGGATCGCGGTCAAGTTGGCGTTGTGCTTCCAGTAGTTGGGAAATCCCATCTACCGGGTCCACATTGCGCCGATGGTTTTGAAATACGTCCCTGTTGCTTTCGACCAGATGCCCGAAAGGTTGTAAGGCTTTGGCTTGCTGCCCTAATTGAGTGATCGCACGGTGCGTCTCGGCTTCCCGCTTTGCAATGTGTTCCTGCATTGCGGGTGGAACCGACGCCCAAGTTGCTTTCAACTCCGAAGGCAGAGAGTTCGGCGGGGCGATGGACGGTTGCGCCGTTTCGCCTGCTTCACCCTCGGGCTTGCCTTCTAAAACTGTGTCATCTGCGGGCGCTTCCTCCGCAGGCTCGCCATCTGTGGCGGTAAACTTGCCATCCTCGCCGCGCGGCTGGTTGGCTTTGTCATAGATGGACGATAATTCGGTGTCGAGATCAGGCCCGCTGTCCTGCGCTTCGGTCTGCGCCGGGGCTTCCGTTACCTGATCTGTGGATGCAAGTTCGCCTTCGGGCGCTGCTGTTGCAGCCCCGTTGTCTAGGTCCGACATATTCTCTCCTTAGATGTCGCGGCCTTGTAGCGGCAGGCCGAGACGTTTCGCCCATTTCTCGGACTTGACGCCCTTGCGCTTGCCGAAGGCCGGGCGCAATTCGTTGGCGTCAATGCAATCGTGCTTCTTCAAATCTTCCCGCTTGGCGGAACGGCCCCCGACATATTCGCCGGAAACCGGCGAACGATAGGGCTCAATGTCGCTGATAATCATCGGGGCGCAGACTTTGCGCTTTTCTATGACGAGTTTCAGCCCGGTTTCCTTGTCGATAAAGGAACCGTCTTCAGCAACGCGATAGGTCGGCATTAGGGGGTAAACGTCCCAAGTTCGTTCCAGCTTGGCGCGCTATTGGCTACAGCAAACGCCCGCATGGCGTCATTGACATTGGTATAATTGCTCAGAAGTTGGCCGTTAATGTAGGCCAGCATCCTGTTCTCAAAACTTCCTGCCGGGATGCTGCGCGCGTTGAACAGCGCGATCCAGTCGCCGTTGTAATCGTAGGCCGTGCTGGTGACGGCGCGCACGCTTTCCTGGCGCAGGCTTTGGTTGCTCATTGCGGCGGGCCTCTAAAGCGGGCGCGCTGTTCGGCCTCACTGGACGCGATAACCATTTTGCTGCGCGAGGTTTCCGCTGCGATCTGCGCCTGTTGCGCCGCCATCTGCCGCTTCACCTCAATATCGGCGTTTACTTCCATCATCTTCAACTGATAGTCCTGCGCCGCCTTTTCGCGGGCGAGTTCCATGTCGAACTGCATTTTCTGCTGCGCCAGCGCCATGTCAGATTGCGCCTTGACTTGATCGTGCTGCGCCTGCATTTCCATCTTGCGCTGTTCAAGCTGCAATTTGGCCATGTCCGACTGTTGCTGCACTTGCGCCTTCTGCTGCTCCAACTGAAGCGCGGCCTTGTTCTTTTCTTCTTCGGGGTTCGGCGTGGGCGGCTTGGGTTTGGCGGCGTCCTCGGCCATCTTTTCCAGCGCGTCCTCAACCTGTTTGCCGAGTTTGAAATTGCGCGAGAAGGCTGCGAAGATTTCCACCGCCACTTGCGGGTCCATCTGGCCCGCCTGCACCGCAGGGCCGACCGCCGCGATATATTGCGCCGTGCCGCCCAAGAAGTCAGACATTGCCCGCTGATTGCGGGTCAGATCGCCGCGAATGGTCGAGTCGCTTTCAATGTCGATGCGATAGGCCCGCAGCATGTCGGACTGCATCACCGAAAAGACTTCTTCAAGCGCGGGCTCTTTGAGCGCCTTTTCCATCTCAGGCGGCAATTGCGGGGCCTGCGGGGGCTGTGCGCCGGGCTGGCCGGGTTGACCGCCCTGCCCTTGCATCATCTGCATTTGGCCCTGTAGCGCCTGCTTCTGCGCCTGCGGCATAAGCTGGATGCCCGCCACCATCATCACGGTTTCGGGGGCGAACTTGGTCGCGATAATCTCAGCCTTGAGGCGGAACAGGTCGCGGGCGAAGCGCTGAACTTCCTGCTGCATCTTCTGGATGCGCAGCGAACCCCACTGGTTCTTGATTTCCTGCGCCGTCGCGGTTTCGGACGCCTTCGAAGCGCCGCGCACAATGTCGGAAATTCCGGTCACTTCGTAGATGGTCTGCTTGACCTGTTCGCGCTGGGCGTAAAGCTGGGCGAGCGCCTTGACTTGAGGCTCAATCGGCCACCAAAGCAGCATCTTGTTAATGTCGCCGCCGTCAGCCAGCAGCATTTCGAGATTGGCGAACGGCACAAGCTCGCCGTCATCCGCCATTGCCAGCGAATTAATGTCGCTTTGCCCGCCCGCATAGCCGCCGCGCACCCTGATCTGGCGAACCAGGCGCTTAATGCGGAACGTGATTTCGTTCAATTCCTCGACCAAAGCCCGATAGATCGAATACGGGCAGACCGGGACCATATTGCCCGGCGTTGAAATCCATTGGATCGGGCGCGGGATGGGAAAGAAGTTCTCCAATCCGAGCGGGTCATCTTCCTCAAGCAGCGGCTCATCGGCATAGCCAGCAGCGATGAAAATAACCTTGCCGTCTTCGCGGTCCCAGATTTCCCAGACGCGGGCGCGGCGGGTGATGTCGCTTTCGGGCGCCCGGCTTTCGTCATCAGACCCTGCCGGATCGCCGCCAATCTTGCAGTCCAGCGCGACGGCCTGCGCCCGCTTCTCGTCGCCGGTCAGCTTTTCCAACTCGTCGCGGCTTAGAAGATGCTCGAACGCGATCCACGGCACGCCCGACCATTCGTCTGCCGGCCCCATGCGGAAGCGTTTCCACGGCACATATTCGCAGCCGACTTCTTCATAGGAAAGAACCTCATTCGGCTCCGGCTGGGCGACATTCGCCACGCCTTCGGGCGCTTCGGGTTCTTCGGGGTATTGTTCGCCCATGTCCTCGGCTTCGCCGGGCGTCGGGGCCATCTCAGTAAAATACGGCTTATAGCGAACGCGGATAACGCCACGGCCCGCCACGGAGGCGTCAAACAGCGCCGTCCGCATCGTCTCGTCAAAATCGTAGCTGTCCACCGCATAGGACAGGTTGCGCTCGATCAGTTGCGAGATAACCCTAGCCACGCCGTCCTTGTCGCCAAAGCGGCGGCGAACGTCAGGCACAGGGGTTGAATTGTAGATCGCCGGAAGCGTCGTTTCGATGTTGGAATGGAAGATGTTGAACTCGCGCGAGCGGGCGAAGATATTGTCCGCGTCCTTGTCGCCACGATAGACCGCGACCGCGCCGTCAGCCTCTTTGCGCCAATCTTCCTCGGCCTTGCCTGCGGCGTCGATGGCGTTGAGCCAATACCGGACAAACTCCGAGCGGTCCTTGCCTTCGTCGCTTTCGGGCTTGTCTTCGTATTCGACTTGGCTCATCAAAGGCCCATTCTGCGCCTGCGCGCCTTCGCCTCGACAATATCGCGGACGCTCATGTTCGAGGTCACGCGACCGTCTGGCCTAACTTCGTATTCAAGTTCTGTTGGCTTTGGCGGCGCTGCCTGCTTCGGCACCCAAGGCCGCGAGGCGCAGCCATAGCGAACCTCATCCGCGCAATGGTCTTCGCCGTCAGTGTCGAGGTCTTCCAGCCGGTCCGGGTCATGCTGCAAGGCTGGAACCGTGCGGATGAAATCCCTGCACGTTTCGAACACGAACAGCATTGGCTGGCCGTCCATGTCGCCCTTAAGCCGCGCCCTGACCTGATCCCAGCCCGACATTGCGCCGCGTGTTCCAACGCGGGTGTTATCCGCCCGCCGGAATATCGCGCCGCGCTTCATCATCCGCTCGGCAATCGAAGGCCCGCCATCCTGCGCGAACGCAGCCGGGTCAAGCACGCCGTAAGTAATCTTCTCGTTTGTTTCCCGTGAAACTATGCCGTCTGCGACTTCTTCGGCTGTGAGGCGCAATCCAGTATTAGGTGCACTTGCGCCATACCATTCCCGGTATCTAACCAATGCCCCGCGAGGTATTCGCCCGTGCTGGTCTGGGCATACAGCCCACCACCC